TGAATCTCGGTTTTATTAGTAATCTGACCCAGCGATCCGAGTAACCGGAACCAGTCAACGCCTGCCTCGGTATCAAAAAAACAATCCTTATAAAATGACAAAAGATGCGTCTTTATGTTTTGGGCGATCGCCAAGTTTCCGGAAAGAAAATTAGACTTTCCTTTTCCGAATGTAAAATCCCAGTTAATATCAAGCGCGCGTTCTATCATGATATGGTTACCGTTTTGGTGACCGGAGAAGGGGGAACACCTAAAGTAATACGCCTCTCCGTCAAAGTTACCTCATTTCCTGAAACAGAATCAACAACCCAAATCCTGCGCGTTTCAGTGGTGCTTCCTTCAGGAACGGAATCTGCAGGCAGGCCCAACGCGACCTCACTTCCCCTGAGGATTACATCCGCACCGGATACAATATCCATTTCTTCAATGGCCTTGATCCGAACCATGGCTTCTGAATAAAGCTCCACGGTATCACTTAGATACCCGGATAAAGATGCCCGTAGCGACTTAGGACCGATAAGCGCAATCCCATCGGAAAGATCGTGCACCCTCTCAGAATTTGGAATTAATGTGGAACCGCTGGAAAACCACGAATCGATATCCTTATCGCAGAATAAAACCAGACACTCATCTCCCTTTGAAATCGGAAAAGTTAAGTGTCCGCCTCCGCCATTCATTATAACAACCGGACACCGGACCAGCAGGGGATAATCGATAATCTTATCGGCCGCGCTTTCTGCATCAATGGGGTTTCCGTATTTAATAATTTTTTTAAAAGCTATATTAATGTTCGCTGTCTGTTCGCTTACGTTGAAAGACTCAATAATCCCAACCAGGCAAGAATTAATCTCACCTTTGATTTCTTTTTTTCTGCGGACAAAAAACTCGCGCAGATCAGGAATACTTATTCTATTTATCTGGGATTGTTCCATATTAATTTAATTGCCCGCTTAAAATATTCAAAACCTTTTTCCCTAAAAATAACTGCACAGTGGTCTTGCATTGTCCGGAAACCGCATCCGATATAATTCCAGAATGATGGATACCAACAACCTTATACTGACCATTCATATTTTTATTAAAATCAGAATTTAACTCTACAACCTGGCCAATCTGCAGGCGCGGCTCAAAAATCATATCAGCCGTAATGGTCCTATCTGTTCTGCGAGGACTTCCCAACAAACCTGTTTCCGAGGAAAGGACAGAGATATCTCCTTCAAAGCAATCCTCATCCTTTAAGCAATGAACCTTTCCGTTATCAATAAGAACGCTCCCCGAAGTTTCCTTCTGCAATTCTTCCCATGTAGATCCGCAAACAGAATAACCGCGCGCGTAAGAGCCTTCAAAATCACCAACATGTCCCTCTGAAACCTGATAATCCTTTAAATCTCCAATCAGCCGGGTAATAACACCCCTTTTGCTTACCGGATTATTTATTGTCCATGCCGAATGAGAACTTGCCATCGCAAAAGCAAAGTCGAAACCCTGGATATCGGTGATCACATCAACAGAACCAGGATCCTTATAGGATAAGCACTGCTTCATATTTCCGATAAAGATTGCCGGCAGGGGTTCATTATATCCAGCCTGCAACATAATCCTGCGATAAGTCCAAACAGAATAAGGATCCTTATAGAGCTGATTCCGGGTGTCTTCGGCTAAATTAAAGATACGAAATGAAGAAACATTCGAAGATGCTAGGGTGTCGCGTCGAACATCAAATGAAATAGTCAAAGGATTTGAAATTACGATATTCTGCTCGTTATCGTTTTTTATGTATTTCCCCTCCACTATCCGATAGGCAGGCTCAATAGTTAAAGCGAACCTTCTCCCAAATTTCGCTCCTAAATCTTTTAAGTTTGCCCCGCTCGGTATTCCGTACATTAAGCTAACCTTTCATCAAATATAGATATTTTTTCTTCCACATCCGCTACGTCTTCAGAATTAAGCAGATAGAACTGCGCCCGACCATTAGAAAAATCATCCTGGAACACCGCTTCATTTCCTTGCGGTGAATTATTTACAGTTACAGAAAACCCGAAAGGAAGTATGTTTCTAAACTGCCTTAAAATATTATAACCAGTAATAAGCCGGCGGTTCTTTACTTCGAAATCTCCCCATTTAAAACTATAATACCATCCTTGGCGCATCGGATGATATTCAAAGGTAAGATCTATTTTTGAACCATCGTCAGTTATTAGCTTTATATTTTGAATAGGATCGCTTGTTATGGTTCCGATATATTTCATTTTTAATTAGATAACAAATCTGTTCCTACTGATTGACCTAAAAAATTGAAACTGCTTCCAGAAGTAGATCCCCCGCTAGAAGAAACGGCCAGCATCGCTGCCGCCCGGTCTTTTCCAATCTGCGCGGTAGTTAATGGCTGCTTTGAAAGATCGGGTGCTTCAGAAAATTTACTTAAGATTTTATTTCTTTCCTGTGTGAATTGTTTTGTCGTAGCAATTCTTATTTTTTTAAAGGTTACAGCAAAATCGCTGATATACTTACTGTCCCCGTTTTGGGTTATCTCGATATCCTCGATCCCCATATTTTTTAAAACATTGTACGGAGTCTCAACGTCGACTAGAACCCTTGAACTCCAAAGGCTGTAAAAATAAGCGTAGGCTTTTTGCTGTTTAGAATCGAAGGTAGAATTATCGTTAAAAATATCAAAAATATTTTGAGCCTGGTTTATGACGCTTCCTATGCGTGAAGCAATTCCGGAAATTTTGGCATAAGCCTGAGATGCCTGCAGAGAGAACTCATTCATAAATGGAGCGATGTTCGCCAGGCTGTTAATATTGGTTAAAACACTTATTGCCGCAGAAGGGATGATATCCGCGATTTCCCCCACATACCCACGTAAGATAAATCTCTCGGGCTGCAGGGCAATATGATCCTGATAGGCATAATTATTTTCGACATAGTGATCAGTGATTTGTGCGGTAAGGCGAATAGACTCTTTATCCAAGATATTAAAAATAAACCCACCGATGCCCGTAGGGCTTCCGCTTGAAGGTTTTACAATATACTGATTGACTACATTATTAATATAGTCCTCAATACTTTTCCGAGAATTGATTGAATCATTTAATAATTTATTAAGATCCATTATTCCCTCGTCTGATACTCAGCGTCGCTAAACATGCGCTGAAGCTTTTCATCCACCTTCTTGGCAATTTCCTCTGGGTTATTTCCGGTTATATTAAACACTGGACGATTGGTAATTATCTTGGAATTATTTGTATTCCCGTTATTCCCAAAATCAGGAACAGGAAGCAAACCCATAAAATTACCTTCCTGATTAAAAGGATTTACTTGATTCAATAACCCCGCTGCCCCCTTGCCTATCCCGGAAATAAATCCTCTTACTTTATCCCAATTCTGAACGATCATAGCGATAAGTCCGGCAATCACCCCCAGGACCACGGCAACCTGTCCTAGCCCCGAAAGCCACGTCCAAAGAGCCGCAAACGCCATCGCAGCGGTTACGGCGCCCAGGGCCGCCGTTAAAGTTCCCAAGGCCACAACTATAGATAAAACAATCTGCTGAACCCAAGGTAGTTTATGCGACATCTGTACCACCCAGTCGATCGCCTGAGCTATTTTTTCAAAAAGCGGAGCCATCTTTGCTCCCAAGTCGGTAAGCAAGACACGCCATTCACCCTTTAATCTTTCCCACGCCGCATGGTTACGCATAAGGGCCTCTGACTGCTGATCGGTATTTGTAATCAACTTTCCGGACGAATTCCAAAGATCATCGCTGACCTTCATCATCGAAAGCATCGAATCGGAAATGCCGACCTGTTGCAAAGCAAGGCGTTGATACTCCGGGGAAAGTCCTTTTATGGCTTCTCTAACCTTAGACAGAAGCTCAAAAGAATCCTTCGCCGTATTAGGATCTATCCCCAGAAGCATCCATCCCTGAGATCCTTCGCCGGTCAGGCGCATGCGCGCGACATTGTCCTGAAGACTTTTTACGGATCCAATAACAGTCTCCGCAGAAACCCCCATCTGATTAGCGAAATTGGTCCACTGCTGCATCTTCTGAGCCGACATACCAGTCTCAGAAGAAAAATGATGCATGCCCATGGCAGTCTCATCGGCCACATCCATCACCTTACGGATACCATCGTATAGCGCACCAACCCCCAAAACCGAAGCTACTGATTTAAGATTAAGCTCTCCGATCGCCTTAACGAAATCCTTAAGCTTAGCATCATCTGACTTAAACCCGAGCTGAACCAGTAATTCGCCAATCTTCATTATTTAGCCTCTTTATTTAGTTCGTAAAATACCTCTTCGTAATCTTTACAAAACTTTATATACTCTACTTCAGCCAAGACCAAATCGCTCGAACTCTTTAATATGTCCTCAGGGGTTCCGAAACCCTCCTTCGATAATCTCAGGGCAATGACAATATCCTCGCTCTCTTCTACCTTTACTTTTGGGTATCGGTAATTTTTCCCTGAACGTTCTTCCACAGAGAAGCGAGGTTTTCGAAAAAAGGTTTAAGATTAAATACCAAAACTTCCGTAGTAACCGCTAAAAAATCTGGACGGAATTTTTCGTTTTCAAAAAGGTCCTTGGTTATCCGCTGTCCATTATATAAAGATCTTCCCATAAGCGGCCATAACGCATCCTCAACTTCCGGTGAAATAATCAGTCCAGTGATCAAATCTTTAATAACATTGATCGCCTCTCCGCCTAATTCTAAAGAGAGAAAATCATTAAATCCTGTGCCCGGAGGTAAAGTCAACTGAACTTTTCTCACCTCTACTACGACAGCTTTAAGTAAACGATGCCCTTCCTGGAAGGATCCCAACGTGATATCGATGCTGGCACCGCTAGGTAGATCTTTCTTGAGATTCGCCATTGTTCCTCCTAAATTAGCCTAACCTAATTTAAAGGGGCTATCCGGCGTTAGGAACCGGCAGGGATGCTTTAACATCCTCTTTGCCCCGTACAGCCTAACCTATGCTCCGAGGAGCATTTGTGAATATGAGTTCCCAAACAGTAACGGCCTGATCGGTTTCGCCGTCCGCGTTTTCCTTTCCCTCCGGGGCTTTCTTAAATATTCCCCCCGAGAGAATATAGATATCCTGGGTAATGTTTCCGGATCCATCACCGATCTGCTTTGCGAATTCTCCGCTCATAAGCGAGAACGCCGCGGGATCATTATTGAGCAGGTTGAATAAGTTATTCAAAAACTTATCATCGCTGCTTCCTCTTACCACCCTGAGGGTAAAGTTACAAACCTTACCATCGTACTTAAAGGAAAAAATGGTGTTTCCGTTTTTTCCGGTCTTAGCCACAACCGTATCATTCGGAAAGACCAAAGAAGCTACATCGCCATCCATTAAGTCATTAAGCAGGCGGTCATTGATCTTGATAACATCTTTTCCCGTTAAGGCTACTACACCATCCATATTAATCTCCTCTCTTTAATTTTAATTTATCGGTTAAAATTAACCATAACTTCGGAGCTATGCAACGCACCGGCCAGTTTAATACCAATCTGTACCACCGGCGCTTTACGATCAGCCCTATCCGATGAACTCTGCTGATTAACCGGAAGGCTATAAATATAATATCCGCGCTCCTCGATATTGGAATACATATCCTCCTGGTTGCCAAACCACTCAGCCGAGGTCCATGATCCCGGAGCAATCATGCCGTTGCGGATACCCTGCTCGCAAGCCAGACGATAAGCCCCCTTGAGCATAACCATGCCCGGCTCAGTCTGAGGGATTTTAGTAGAGAGCTCGCGCAAGGCGTTGAATCCGTTAACCTTTAACTGGCTGACAAACCAGATAAGATTAAACACCTCATCAAAATAGCGGTTCGCCCCATTGGACCAGTACATCGATATCCCGGCCACATTAACGTAAGCGTCTACGCCGGCAGTTTCAAGGGCGGTTAATAACGTCTGGTCGACCGTATCATCCGGATCGATGGTGGCCAGCGGCTTCATATGCAAAGTATTTGTGGTCCGGGAACCATCAAAGTTAACTCCCATCCCGCGCCCGAAAGCGGCAGCGGCAAACAGGCGCGCCTCCTGGGCGGTTCCTCCATAATACAGGCACCGCGTATGAGAATTAGATGCATCTTTGATATCGGTAAATATCCCCGTAATATCATCCGAATCCGCGGAAGGTAAAGCAAGCATCTTATCGCTATAACCCTGAATGGCATTGGAAAGCGCCTGCCTGTCTTCATCGCTTGTTGGGTATGCGTTGCTGAGTATCCCCACAAAATAAATCATACTTCTGCAACGGGTAACCGCCTGCAGCAATGTTTCAGCTCCAGACCCCACGGTGAGGATATTAACCGTACATCCAGATCCGCCGCTAGGAGCGACTGAGGTCGCCAGATCAGTTCCGGCCGTTGTCGAATACCCGGAACCCGCTGTGGTGATCTCAAAAGCCAACACCTCTCCGTCAGTATCAACGTTGGTGACGGTAAGGGTGCACAGAGAACCACCAGACTGAATAACGGTTAAAACGTCTCCGATAGAATAGCCGGATCCTGCGGTATGGATATCCGCAGACGAAACAGCTCCTGCATCCAAAGTCAACATCGGAAATATAATCAATACTCCGCTGCCGACTCCCATATTGGGATTTTGAGCAAAAATAGCATTGGCCGCCTTGTAGGTTTCCGAATCCGATCCGAAAGCCTCAGCCACGGCTGCCGGCGAAACATAAACTCCATAATCCCCGTAAGCCTCCAACCCCACGATAGGAGTCTCGTTGGTAAAATAAGCGATATTATTAACCTTATAATCGCTTAGCCCGATAGGAGCCTCTGAAACTGATACATTGATAATATTGATAATATCCAATTCGCTCATGGCTTATTCTCCTTCTGTTAAACTGGTTACTGGTTGTTTAAAATCTTCTTCTATTAACGGCAGACCGTCGTTAGCCTTTACCTCAACATTAAACGTATCGAAATACTCGGCAGTTTTAACCTTTTGTTGCCAAGAAAATATCGTTAATGGGATATCATACCGGTATAAATTCGATCCTCCTTCTAAAACACTCAAGTCTTCAATATTGGCAATACGAAATATTTTTATGGAATTTTTTTCCTGAAGCTGCTGAGAATAAAGCGATGCGATCGCCATGAGGACTTCATCCTTACGCTCCAGGGCCTCTGTGTTTTTTGAAAAAACGCTTATAACGATCTGCTCGCGAATATTTAGATCTTGGATTTCCTGATAAACCGCGCTGGACGGATCATACTTGACTGTATTCCGGTTAGCTATTACCCTCCCCGGAAGACGTTCCAAAATAATAAATATCCCATCGTCAGGGGGAATATTCCATTCGCCATTATAGATCATAATGCGATCCTGATTAATATCCATCTCCTTAGACAGGATCTTAATTAATGTTTGAAAGGTTGAAAGTTGGTTAACCACTGACATTTTCTATATACCCTTCAATGCAATGATACTCATAATATCCATAGCGCGAATAGTCCAGCTTAGCCATAACCTTATATTTAACTCCGTCAAAAACTATCCGATCGTTATTATTGAGCACCAGGTCCGTCAAGGTGTGGAGCGTCGACCACTTCCAGGATCGTTGCCCCTCCGGTTTAATTTCCAGCTGCTCAGCAGTAAACGGCTGGCAACATCCCCGCGTTCTTACCCAACTAGTCACTGGATTGGGTAAACCGTTTAGGTTCTGAACATTAACCACTCCTATCAATACCGGACGTAGATAGCGCATTACTGAATCGGAAACGTCCGGAAGGTCAGAGGTCTCGTTTATTTTTTTATCTTTAGCATTCACAATCATCCGGCTACCAGATATTGCACTAAAATCTTGCGAGTAAAAACTCCATCTGCAGCGATGCCTTCAATAACAAAAACCCCATCGTCCGGGCAAAACTGAACGCTAGTAATCGCCAGGCCTCTCAACTCAAAGGTTTTTTTTATATTTTCCATTAATTCTTTCATTGATTAACCACCCTTGAACTGATGCTGCGTTCTAGCTGATGTGAATCGATTAATATCGCTGATGACTTTTTTCTTTTCTTTGTGGCATCGGAAATATCTTTCCACTTTCCGAACCCCCCGGATTTAAAAGACGCGCTGATAATTCTCTCGGCCAGCATCCCTAAATCCTTATACGCCTTTTTTAACCTAGGCATTGTCTGCTCTGCATTAGGATTCGTAAATACACCCCAGAGCTTATTTTTTATAGCCAACAAGCCTTCGGCTTTATATTGCAAAGGAAATAATAAAAAAGAACGACGAGGCAGGTGCTGGGTTAAGCTGCCCTTTTCATGCAGTAGACCTATTTCAGCGTTGGTCTGAGCGGTGTAGTTTTTGCCTGCTTTCCTTACGCCCGCCTTCGTCGTCGTAATATTTTTTCTCGTCCCGGACTTAGATCCTAATATCCCGACCTCTGTAACAAATTTTGCCTTAAGGGCATGCTGAATACTTTCAAGTTTATCGATATCCAGATGGACCACGCTTCCCTTAAATAAGAATTTCTTCATACCGGCAATGTCGTCCCAGGAACAATCCCAATATTTCCCACAAGCAAAGGTAACAAGATACTAAGATAAAACTGTCCATATCCGTTAAGCGTTAAGCTTGATAAGAATGGATCCTTAGCATATCTTTCCGGAATAGCGTAACCTGTATTAACGCTTCCGACTCCGTTTGAATTTATGGGAAACTTAGATGAACTGGAAAGACCCTTTGAGGAATTTTTTATTGACTCAACAAGATAATACGCCGCCAAATTCATAAAAGCAATATTGACAGACGCATCCTCCCCGAACAGATCCGAAGCGAAATGAATTATCGCCGTATCGATAGCCCGATTGATATCTGCATCGATGATATAATCGAGATTGTTTAAATCGCCTGTAGGAGCGTATTGAAAGTCGCGGACAAAAAAAGCTTTAAAATCCGCAGCCAACGGTTTAACCCACATGATTAATCCTCCTAGTTAAACCTTTTTAATCTTCGGCTTAGGCTTATATGCGTTTTTTGTGCTCATCAACATCAGGTTCTCCGGATAGGCCTTCAGCAGAAACTTCGCCGTTTTTTCATCCAAGCCTATGGTTTTATTGGGATCTAAGCA